AGAGGCAGGAACGTGTCAAGCTTTGATCGGCGCATTTATAGAGCTTGTGCAAGAGGATTATACAAAGATACGTGATAGTAGTTGCTTCTTTGTCAATCAAAGGGGAGAACATATATCACTGTATGAGGGCCAGAGACCTGATGACACTCCACCAACAGAAAGACCCTCAGTTTCCTGAGGGCCTGACTGATAGACAGTGGTGTTTAGTGCTCCTTACGGTAGTACACAACACCACGGTAGACGAGTTTGATCATGGGTTGATCCTCTTAACATCTATTCCCCGTTCCTTGAATAGAGTGCCTGCGTCCCTTTACGGGATGAACGTAAGCTAGAGGTTATCAGATCTGGTAGCCGTTGCTACTAACACTATACCACTTAGTAATGTGGCACTAGAACTTGTACTTAGCTCCAAGCTTAGTACCGTAACTATTGTCTACATCACCATCAGCAGTAAGTAGAGAGATCTCACCATAGAAATCAAGCTTCTCTGAAGCAGCTACGTTAGCTCCTAGCTTGCCGCTGAGTTGAGTAGTACCATCAACACCGTCATCAGCAACAAAGGCTGGTCCTCCTTGGACATAGTAGTCAAAAGATTCTGTGCCCAAGTCTCCCTCATATCCCAGGTGAACGTCCGTTGTTCTAGTTGTAAAGTCTGAGCCTGTGTATGAAGCATTGGTTTCAACGTTTGTATAAAGACCACCAGCAAGGGCAGGAGCTGAACCTACACCTAGCAGGACAGCTAGTGCAATTGCAGATTTCATGAGGTATGTATATTAACAATATTCATAGTATAACTTCTTAAGCAGCTCATAGTGAATTTAATACTACTGTTAAAAGGAATTTAAAACAGTTAAAGGCCCCTTTAAAAGCCACTTTAAGAAGTGTCATAGACATACTGTTCAAATAGTTGTACTGTTATGTACCTTTTAGAAGTCCTTTCAACAAGAAGTAATGGCTAACACGCAGCTTAAGTTTGCCGGTGTACTTGAGGGTTGGGTTCCTAATTTCTGGGAAGAACCAACTTACAAGAACGAACCTACTGATTTTCGACTCAAGATCAGGATAGACGAAGAGTCTTCTGAAGAGCTTCGAGATATCCTGACTAAAAACTATAATGATCTATGCAATTGGTATAGAAGAACTTCAGGTAAGAGTCGTTTCTTTGATCAACCTTGGATTGAGAATGAAGATGGCACTATTACTGTGCGAGTAACTGCTAAGCCTAAGTATGGAGAATTTCCTTTTCCTATTGTTGATGGAGCTCTTGAAGCTTTATCAGAAGATCTTCTTATTAGAGAAGGCTCAACTGTAATGGTGAGTACAAAGCTTATGCCTTACTCTCCTAAAAGCCCTCAAGGTGGTATGAGAATTAGACCTGTAGCTATACANATCCTTGAAGCTATTACTGAAGCAGCAGCGGATAGTGGAACTATTACTGATGTCAGTACTCTCTTCGAGAAGCACGATGGTTTCACCCAAAAGAAACCTAACGTCAAGAAGAAACCTGCTAAGAAATCTGATAACGTATCAGACGAAGAAGATTTCTAAGTAACTCATGGCCCGACGATTTCATAAGTACGGTAAGCGTACTAGAGATGGATACCGATCTGGCTTTGAAGGTCAAGTAGCTCTAAACCTCAAAGATTGTGGAGTTGACTTTAAGTACGAACAACAAAAGTACGATTTAGTTATTCCACGAAGTTACACCCCAGACTTTGTTTTAAAGAATGGCTGTGTCGTTGAGGTGAAGGGTTATTTTGATTCTGAAGACAGGAGACTCATGAGAGTGTTTAAAGAACAACACCCTGATGTAGACATACGAATATGTTTTCAGAATCCATACCAAAAGTTGAGTAAGACAGCCAAAATGACTTACGCAATGTGGTGTGACAAACATAATATTCCCTGGTGCAGGGGACCTCACTTGCCTAAACGCTGGACTGCTGTATAGTTCAGTTGGTAAGTGAAAGGGTACCTTAAAAGCCTCCAGGGAGTTCCCCACCTCTGGAGGTTTTTTAAATGCCTGTAATACGTCAGCCTTGTCCTTGGTGTGGTTCACGGGATAATCTTGCCATCTTTGAAGATGGAGGTGAGCACTGTTTTACTCCTGGTTGTAAGTACCACATCAATTCTGACTCTTCCTTTCACGAGCCAATGACTTATTCCAATCAACCTGTCCAAGAGATTGAGACAATCTCAGGTGAGTATGTAGACATTTCTACTAGAGGTTTAAAAGCTGAACCTTGTCAGAAAGCTACTTACTTCAAAGCTGAGCATGGTGGAGAACCTGCTTACTTTTGTCCTATCTATAGCAACGATAGGGTGTTAACTGGTTACAAGATCAGGAAGAAGGGCAAGCAGTTCTTAATGCACGGCTCTAATCCTGATAAGACTTTCCTCTTTCAGCATATGTGGGGTGGTCATAATAAACTCTTGGTAGTTTTTGAGGGTGAATATGACGCACTCTCCTATATGCAAACTAGACCTGGCTGGCCTGCAGTTAGTCTGCCTAATGGTTGTGACTCAGGTAAGTTAACTACTAAAGCTCAGTTAAATTATCTCTCAACCTTTGAGACTGTTATCTTTTGCTTTGATGATGACTCTCATGGGCAGAAGGCAGCACTTGAATGTGTTCAGCTACTACCTCCAAGGGTAGGGAAGATAGGTGTAGTAGAAGGTTATAAGGATGCTAATGAAGCTTTACAGAATAATGATAGTAAGGCCATCGTTACCATGGTCTTCAACGCTAAGGAGTACGAACCTGATGGGGTTGTATGTGGTGACAAGTTGTTATCTCAAGTACTTGAAGACCCTAAAGTAGATAGCGTCGCTTACCCATTCCAATGCCTCAACAAGCATTTACTAGGAGCGAGACGGGGAGAGCTCGTGACTTGGTGTGCGGGCACAGGGACGGGAAAAAGTACAGCACTTAGTGAAGTTATATATGAACTCGCCTTTAAACAGAACCAAAAGGTGGCAGTGTTTAACCTGGAAGAGAATAATCTTAGGACTGCACGACGATTTGTCGGCATTCATCTTAATCACCCTATTCACATTGACCGTGGAGACATTACCGATGAGCAGATCACAACAGCATTCAACGAAACNCTCGGAACAGGAAGGCTCTACCTGTACGACCATTTTGGCTCTCTTGACAGTGCCGTTCTTCTTAATCGCATACGGTATTGTATTAGCTCTTTGGGCTGTGATTGGATCGTGCTGGATCACATATCGATTCTCGTATCGGGTATGGACCAAGCTCAGGATGAGAGGCGAGCGATTGATGCGACGATGACTAAGCTTAGGTCTTTAGTAGAAGAGACTGGCTGTGGTATGCACATTGTCAGTCATTTAAAGAGACCAGGTGGGGATAAGGGTTTTGAAGATGGGCATCAGATAAATGTCAACAGTCTTAGAGGATCTGGNAGCATAGCCCAGCTAAGTGACATTTGCCTTGGATTGGAAAGGNATCAACAGGACAGCAGCTCTGAGTGTAAGCTCCGTGTAATCAAAAACCGCTTCACTGGGTGGTTGGGAATAGCAGGTAGTGTGAAATATTATGAGAAAACTGGCAGAATGTTGGAGCTAAGTGATACTAGTAGTGTGACGACAAATGATTTTATTGAACCCGATTTTTGATGTACATCTAAGAAAGATAAATAGTCTTAAAGTCTCTGCCTTTGCTGCTACAGAAAAAGCAAAGCGATCCCTTTCCACTTTCTTTAAGTCCAATGACTTTGTCTACACATTCAACCAGCCCCAAATACAAAAGCTCGTTGACTACTGCAACAAAAACAACCTCAAGATTCACATCGACGAGAGTCTTCGATATAGAGACAAACGCTCTAAAGATTGATGACATCACAAAGATCCACTGCTGTGTATTAGGTACACCCTCTGGTGAAACTGTTCTTCATACTGATCCAGAAGTATGGCTACCTCTACTAGAAAAAGCATCAATGATAGTAGGGCACAACATCTGCCATTACGATATCCCTGCAATACAAAAGCTTTACCCATCATTCAAACCTAAAGGACAGGTTATAGATACCTTGATCCTTGCTCGAATGTTTTGGCCTGACATATTAGATATCGATTTTAAGCATAAGTGGGAGACCATGCCTATGCAGTTATATGGCCGTCAAAGTCTAGAAGCATATGGTCATAGGCTATCTCTTCATAAGAAACACGCAGATCTTGAAGACTTTTCAAAATTAACTAAAGAATTATCAGAAAGATGTGTGTGCGATGTAGAGGTAACAGCTAAGCTTTGGCGAAGGCTGCAGCCTAAGGCCAATGCAGTCCCTTCTGCTGTTGACCTTGAGATGAGATTTGCCACCTTAATCTCGAAACAGGAGCAATCTGGTTTNGCCTTTGACGTTAAAGGGGCGTTGGAGTTAGAAACCAGGATTGTTGAACAGTTGAACACACTCGATGGACGCTTGAGACATAAGTTTCCGTTCATTGATGGAGGGCTCTTCACTCCTAAGCGGAATGATAAAAGTCGGGGGTANGTAGAAAGTGCATCTATGTGTCGTTTGACTCCTTTGAATCCAAACTCAAGGGATCATATTGCTTGGGTCTTAAAGAATCATCTGAAATGGAATGCAGAAGTCTTCACCGAGACTGGTAAAACCAAGATCGATGAGACGATTCTTAAGGAGATCCCTGGAGCTGAAGATTTCGTATCTTCTTTAACGCTCCAAAAACGATTAAGTCAGCTAAGTACAGGTAAGGGTGCTTGGTTGAAGCTCGTTGGTAAGGACAATCGTATTCATGGCAGCGTGATTACGGTTGGATGTGCCACAGCCAGAGCGTCACACGTCCACCCCAATACGGCCCAAATTCCTGCTGTTAGGTCAGTTTTGGGTACGGAGTGCCGGACTCTGTTTGGACCTAATGTTCTACCTTTGTCCACCCCAAAGGGACGGTTAAGTAAGAGAGGTTCCAGGGTAGAGGACCTCACCAAACAGGTGGGCTGTGACTTATCTGGTATTGAAGCTAGAGCCCTTGCCCATTACTTGTGGCCNNTTGACGGTGGGAAGTTTGCTAACGAGGTCATCGAGGGCGACGTCCATTCTGCCAATCAACGGGCCGCTGGTTTACCAACTCGTGATTCAGCGAAGACTTTTTTCTATGCCCTTATCTATGGAGCAGGTGCAGAGAAGTTAGGTAAGATTACTAATCAAGATGGTAAGAAGCTAAAGAAACGGTATTACAAAAATATGCCAGCTTTAGCAGAACTTACTAAAACAGTAACAGCAAAAGCTGAGAAAGATGGAGTTATTAAAGCTATTGATGGTAGACCTATTAAAATAAGATCACCTCATTCCGCTTTAAACTTCTTACTCCAGAGCTGTGGTGCAATTATCAGCAAGGTTTGGTATAACATTTGCTATGAAGAATTAACTAAGGCAGGATATAAGTATGGTAAAGATTGGACATTTTTAGCTCACGTACATGATGAGATCCAGTTTGCTGCTCAAGCTTCTATTGCTGAGGATGTGGCGAGAATTGCTACCGCTTCGTCAAAAATTGCGGGAGATAGACTTAGAATGCGAATTACTATCGAGTCAGAATATAAGATTGGATCTAACTGGGCCGAGTGTCACTAAGAAATGT